TTTCAAGAAAAGTATCAGGTTCACTTCACAGACTGGATTGGTGCTTGTGGGGTTAAAGAATTAAATATTCTTGAAAATTTATATGATGAGGGTGGATTTGAAATGTCTGCCATTGAGGTCTTTGGTCATGAAACTATCGATGCTGATAATCAACAATACTATTTGAAAGTTGATTATCCCACTGGTAGAACAGATTATCTTTCTGGTGATTCTGATCCACTTGAACTCAGAGAGCTGTTAGACTATATGATTCAAAGCGATTGGAACTTTCCTTGGGATAAGAACTCAATTTCAGATATAAATTTTGATTCTAAAATTACAGATGTTGCTGACTTGTTTAAGTCTTCGGAACTATCTCATAAGATTGGTAGTGTCTTTTCAGTTTTATACAGTCTTCAACAATCTGATGATGATCTATATCAAGAATTTTGTGAGGATAATAATCTACCACACTTTAATCAAGTAAGTTGTGTTATTAACACTCTTGCACTATTGATGTATAATAAGGTTGATGTGTCTCATCTATATCAGAGAACACCTACGGATACATTTAGAAAGGTCATGAGAGAGTATATCATTCCAGGTAAAAACTGTGGATTCTGCGGCGTTGGTAGTTGTAAACGAAAAGTTGATGACAACCGTTCTTATGGTGAATATATAAGAGAGGAGTACTTTAAAAATTTTGATAATGATTTTTGAAAGACCTTGGGGAACCTATGAGATTCTTTTGGAAGAACCAACCTACAAAGTAAAAAGAATTGTAGTAAATCCTAATCAAAAGTTTTCTCTACAGTATCATAATCATCGTAGTGAGTACTGGACAGTTGTAGAGGGATCTGGTACAATGACTATCGATGGCTCAGAGTATGATGGAGTTCCTAGTACTCTTTGGTATATTCCTTGTGGAGTATCTCATCGAGCATCTGCTGGCGAAGATGGTTTAGTCTTTATTGAAACTCAAATTGGTGAGTGCGTAGAAGAAGATATCGTCAGAATAGAAGACATCTATGGACGCACATAAATAACAAACCACTAAGTTGATTTCAATGAGGAAAAATGATCACTGTAAGATGCAAAGAGTGCAAGACGGAGTTGACAAGCACAAGTAAAATTCAATTCTGTGGTTGCCCAAACCAAATGAGTATCGTAGACAATAAAGTTGGGGCTAAAGACCTTGATAAAGTTGTGATGGTCTCGAATAATGTAGAGAGAAAGATGGACAGTCATTTCTCTAGAGAGGAACTTACATATCAAGAAGAACGTAGAAAGCGTAAAGTTCGTAGATTGGACTTTGAAGTAAAATAGGGAAAGGTGGCAGAGCGGTTTAATGCACCAGTCTTGAAAACTGGCGATGTGAGAGCATCCGTGGGTTCAAATCCCACCCTTTCCGTTAGGAAATCAAAACATAGTTGACATATCGGTATCAGCCTCTAACATTAAATAGTAGTGTTAGACCCCGGAGGATAGGCAGATGCATCCAGACACCTACGATAATTGGGTGAGGATTAAGTCAGTGTTTGAAGAAAATGGCACGACTGATAACTTCTTTTATAAGAGAGCATGTGCTATAGTTAGAGGAGAACCTGATCCTATGGATAATCTACCAAATGTCTCACAGGATGGATGAAATCAAACCTGCACACTATGTCACTCGTGAAGAGTGTCAGGAAATGATCGATGATGCCATAAGAAAGCACAATCGAAATGCTGGAATTATCAGCATGTTTGTTGGTTTCTTTATTCTTGGTCTCTTTAGTGAGGGTCTTTTAAGACTTATTGGTGTTATTCCACCAGTAGTGCCATGGCTTCATCCACACTTATAAATTGGTTAGGAGTCATTACGTTATTTCTTTTTGGAATAACTATGATTATTCAGGGTCATTTTATATTTCATGGTAAACATGGATACAAACACTGTGAACGTGAAAAGAAAAAATCTGCTGACATTCGTAAGCAGGTCGAACAATTGCTAAAGAACAAATGAAAGTAGGTTTAATTGGTCTTGGACGAATGGGTGAGGGTATGTCTCGCCGCATGATTAAGGCTGGTATTGAAGTTTATGGATACCGTAGAAACTATGAAAAAGCAAAAGAATCAGAAGAGCACGGGTATATTACAAGTGCTGCAGATTCTCTGGAAAGCCTTGTTCAAGTAGTAAAAACACACGAATCAATTTTTGATGACGATGGAGAAAGATTAGAGGCACCTGGCATCTTTCAACTTGTCATCCCCGCAGAATTAGTAGAGGACACACTGAATGAGTTACTACCATTACTTGGCGACGGGGATATTGTTATTGATCATGGCAATAGCAACTTTAAAGATTCTCGCAGGAGAGCAGAATACCTTGCTAAATTGGGCATCCAATATATTGACTGTGGTACTTCTGGTGGTGTTTACGGTCTGGAGCGTGGATACTGTCTTATGGTTGGCGGTGCAAATACAGCAGTACATGTATGTGCCCCCATTTTCAGGGCCCTCGCACCCGGTATTGGATCTGCCTCTCGCACAGACCCACGTTCTTACGAAACATCTGCAGAGCATGGATGGTTACATTGTGGACCACCAGGTGCAGGACATTTTGTCAAAATGGTTCACAACGGTGTAGAGTATGGGATAATGCAGGCATATGCTGAAGGATTTAATATTTTAAAGCACGCAGATTTGGGTAGTAAATATGTAAAGGAGGGAGATGCTGAAGTTGCTCCAATGTCAGATCCAGAAAATTACCAGTATGATATTGACTGTGTTGAAGTGGCTGAGTTATGGCGTCGTGGTTCTGTTGTTGGTAGTTGGTTACTCGACCTTACCGCTGATGTTCTGCGGCATGATCCTCAATTGGACAAGTTCGATGGTGGAGTATCAGACTCTGGTGAGGGTCGTTGGACTCTTCACAGTGCTGTGGATCTCGGTGTACCCACTCCTGTTATTAGTGCTGCCCTCTTTGAAAGATTCAACTCAAGGAGACTTGGTGAATACGGAAACAAAATCTTAAACGGAATGCGGTATATGTTTGGAGGACACCACGTTAGATGACACTTGGACAATTCCTATTATGGGTGGCCATACCCTTTGTATGTACCACCCTCGCATTTGGACGATTTAAAGGTGAAATATCGTATTACGACTCGGAGGACTATGATGGAAACGGAACCGCCCATTAGTAGACGCATTGTTATCTTTGGTGCTACCGGAGATCTATGTAAAAGAAAATTGATTCCAGCACTTTTTGAGTTATGGAAAAAAGATCTCCTGCCACAAGGACTTCTAATTGTTGGTGCATCTCGTAGAGATCTTCCTAAGGAAGTTTGGTTGAATAAACTTGGAAATTATCCAGAAGAGTTTTGTCACTGGTTAGACTTCGTTTCTTGTGATTTGGATTGTCAAGAGAGTTTGAGCAAACTTCACGATGAGAGCGCAGACACAACTTATTTCTTATCTGTCCCACCAGAGAGGTACGAAAATGCTATCATCAATCTCAAAGAAGCTGGATTCTTGGATGATCCAGAACGCTCCAGGGTGGTTATCGAAAAACCCTTTGGGCACAATCTTGAATCTGCTAATCATCTACAGTCTGTGGTTAACAGACATTTACGGGAGAAACAAGTATATCGCATTGACCATTATCTCGGTAAAGATACTGTTAATAATATCCTTGCCACCCGCTTTGGCAATATTCTACTGGAACCACTTTGGAACAGGGAGTACATAGAAGAGGTTCAGATCTATGCAACCGAAACTATTGGTTGTGAAGGACGTTCGCAATACTATGAAGATGCAGGTGTTGTAAGAGACATGCTGCAGAATCATATGCTTCAGGTTCTTTCATTGATTGCCATGGAAGCACCTTGCCGAATGTCAGCAACTGAAGTCAGAAGAGAGAAGACAAAGGTGCTTGCCGCCACTAGACTAGGGCATAAAATAATCTTTGGTCAGTATGATGGCTACAAATCTGAAGAGGGCGTTGATCCTAACAGCAGCACTCCTACCTTTGTTTCTGGTGACTTATATATCGATAACTGGCGTTGGCAGGGAGTTCCTTTTTACTTCATGAGTGGTAAAAAAATGCCCTATCAATGTGTAGAGGTTGTCGTCAAACTCAAAGCACCTCCTGTTGGATTGTTTGAAGGTGAGACACCAGGACGTATCGTGATGCGTCTTCAACCTCATGCTCACCTTGATATCCAGATTGACGTAAAGTCTCCAGGTATGAGTGAGGAGGTTGAGTTGGCTACACTCACCCATCGATATCCAGATTGGTTGGGTGTAGATGGTTATGAAAAACTTTTGTTTGATGCTCTTAGTGCCGATCAGTCACACTTTGTTCACTCTGAGGAAGTCTTGGAGTCTTGGAGAATTGTTGATGATCTACTTTGCACTGGCGACACATGTCCAATTCGCACTGTCCCTTATATCTACACTGGTGGTTGGGGACCAGAACACAAAACACGGTACATAACTGACTGGGATTATCCAGCATAGGAGAAAACTAATGAACCCATTAGTTCTAATAGCTTGTTTATCGCCCATTGCTATCATTTTTATTGTCATGAAACTGGCGGTGTTCTTATCAGGAATTTACTCTGAGGAGAAGTATGTCGAATCAGAATCCAGAAAACCACACGGACCATATGTGGCAAACCCATATGAGGACGTTGATGAGGAGGAAGAGGAGTATGGAAATCGCACAGATTATAGATGATAGTCTGTACGAATATTACACAATAGAGAGAGGTCTGCCTGTTCCCAATTGGAGAAAGAAAGACTCAGAGTGGTGGATTAATTACTTAAAAAGTTTAAACATCGACCCTAGAAACCCATGATACATCAAATAGGCCAC